TACTTCACCAACATAATATATATCTTCAAAGTTAGGGTCCTCAGTGTATGAGTAAACTAGGTTAGCGGGGTCCACATACTCAGTAGTTACACCATTTGCTTTATTCCAACTTGTTTTTACGGCACCTATACCAAGCACTACTAGATCATAATTAAATCTTCTTTTAACTAAATCAAATTTATTTCTCGCTAAAGTATTGTTAATGACTTCTTCTTGTGCAACTTCAACTGATTGTTTGTAGTCAAGTTGCATGTGTAATTGTAAATCTTCTCTATTTGCTGGTAAATTTTCTTTATCTTGCACATTCCATAGATCAACACCTACAGATTGTTCCATGTCATTTAAAAAATCCTGTGCTTGCATATCAGAATAAATCATATTAGCATAGTGTGTTCTTTTCTTCATAGACTCAGGGTCCTGAGCATATGCTTTTATTTCATACGCTTTTTCAGACATACCGTTTACAACGATATCTACAAATTTAGGTAATATAGCAACTGGTTTCCAATCTAAATTAAGATAAGACAAATCCCCATTAATAGATAACTCATCTTTATATTTTTGAACTGATTGTTCTCCTCTGGCGTATAAACGTAGGTTATGAAAATTATTGTAATTGGCGTTAAATCTATATCCACCCGCGGTACCAGATCCTGATCCAAACCACTCACCCTCAATAGCGCGAGCAACTCTTAAACCATATTCCCAAGAAGCTTTTTCTTCATTGGTAACTACTTGGCTTGGAAAAGAACTATTTGTATTAGTATAAATCATCTATTTTATTATTTGTGATATGTTTCCTTTATTGTCGTATTTAGCAAAATCAAGATTAACTGGTTCGTTAATTTTTTCTGCCTGCGGAACGTAACGATGTTTGTTGCAGGCCATTATTGCTAATCCCGAGCTTATAGAAGCATCGTGTTTCGTTCTATTATTTATGTTAAATTTTGCCCAATCTTCTAGTGTACGTTGGAAATACATATCTCCGTATGTTCCACCATCTTGATAACCTACAAAATCCTCTATATAAGATTCTATTGCGGCAGCGTGGGCTTGTCTAATGTCTTCACTTGAATTGGGTATTCCACCAATTTCTTTTTCAGTTGTTGATAACTTGTTCCAGACTTTATCTGGTCTATTAATTGAATACGCTCTATACCCTCTACGTCTGAAGTGATATAGTAATCTAGGTTTATTGTTTTCAGCAAGTATTGGCATACCATAAAATATACATGCCATTAATACATCTTCAAAAAATATTTCAGCAGTTGGTGGTCTTGATATGTATTCTAAGAAAAACACATTAGGTGGACAATCTTCCATAGAAAATTTAGTTAATCCATGAAGAGATCCATTAGAACCTCTGTTATCTACTGTCCCTGATATGTCATAACTATCACAACCAAAAGCACCCATATGTTCATTGCCAGGATACTTTCTACCATTTTTTGTAAAAATCTTATTTTGTAATGCAAGTTGAGGTACCCATGAAATATAAAATCTACCTTTTTTATTAGGATGAAATATTACTCTTGTATCTTTGATACCATTTTCCCATTGAAAGTTACCTTGTGTAACTACACTTGTATTTTTTAGATCATCATTATAATCTATTTGCTGATATATTTTTGTTAAATTAAATAATGATTGTTTTGCTTCATCTCTAAANGCGTGTTGCTCAGTTCTTGGAAACTGTCTATAAAATTCATTTAAAGAATCATGATCTTCTTTTAACCCATCGACTTCGTTCTGCCAGTAGTCAACGACCCCGGTCCAGATCGTTTCGTCGTGTGGCGCTTCAACCGGTGATTTTGGAGTGTCAAATACAGGATAACCATGGACATCCATATAACCCTCATAGTTCCATTCCATCGGAATAAATAAACTATATAAACCAGATCGCGTCTGGCCATTAGCATTTCGTTTATCAACATTAGAATTATCATACAATTTTTTAAAGTTATCACCGCCTTTGTCTAGCGCGTTGGATGTTGATCCCATCATACATTTCCCAATAATTCTACTACCAAGCCTTAATGTTGTTTTGGTTACTCTCCAGTTATTTAATATGTTATTTGGTCTCTCCCATTTACCACTTTCATCGTGTACTAGTAGTTTTAATTTTTCACCATCATAACTATTGTCTCCAGTATTTTTCCAATCAATCGTAGTATCAAGACCATCAATGTCTTCTATTTGTTCGTTTGTATCTAGTTTTCTTCTTGTAAATTTAGATGCAGGAACTCTATATGCAAGTTCTGTTTTTGGTCTATCCATACCATCTTGAATAGGTTTAAAGAAAAAAGGATAATTAACAGATATTGGTACGACTTTGTCGGTGAACATCTTTTTAGCATCAGGACCAGTTTTTGATAGGATACCAAATCTTGAATCTGTTGATATGGTTGCCATNTTGACACACTCTCCAGACGCCATGAATGAAAAACCAGAACGTCTATTTTTTAAGTAGCACATTCCGTAGCATCTTGTGTCTGCTTTACAAGCCTCCCAAAATATGTAAAACAATCTATTTGCTTCTCTGAAATCTGGTTGACCAACATCTATTTTACTCCATTGTAGGTACATATAATGTGTACCTGTTATGTACGTAGATTTATTGTTGTTTTTGAACCAGAAACCTTCATCTCTTCTTTTAAATTCGTCATCTATGTAATCAAACCATTTTTCTTTGAATTGGCTGGGGTAGTCCTTCCAATCAAATATGGTTTTAAGTTTTTGCAATTCCTTTGGGTATGGTGTTACCTCCCATGTATTGGATTTGAATTCAGTAGTATTTTCTTCTTTTGGTAATGCAATTTTTAAACCCTGTATATCATATACCTCACCTATCTTTCCTGTCTTACTTATAATAACTACATCATGTTCGTGATCGTAGCCATATTTCCATTTCTTATACCTATTATTTTTTTTAAAAATCTTAGGATTAATATGGTTTTTTATTACTGTGTATAGGGTTTGTTTATACATTATTTAGATCTTCCTTCAGCAAATCCTCTAAAGCTTGTTTGTTTTTTGGACTCACTTGGTTTATCATTAAGTATGTTCTCTTCTTCTTCAATTCTCGCTAGAATTTCAAAAGCATCGAAGATGGCTAATTTCTTTGTTGCTGCAGCATTCTTTAATCGATCAGCTGAAATATCCTCATCTGAATCCACAATCTCTTCTTTGGCAACTTTAATTAATTCTTCAACTGCCTTGTGCCCAGCTAGGATTATATTCTTTTTCGTTTCCTTCGTATTCATGCTTAATTACAATATCATTTGATTTCATACAATAGAATCTTTCATTATCAACGATAAATTCAAATTCACTAACAGGGGTAAAGCCTACTAAGTCTTCTTCTTCAACACCCATATCTTTTAAAATATTATTACTATATTTTAATATACCAGTTAATGGTTTTTCTTTATTTTGATTTAACACGTTATTGTCAATAATAGGTTTAACAAAACAATAGTCAAGATGTGTCATCCATTTATCATCACGTTTATACAGATATATTTGATATGGATCACAAAAATATAAATCATCTTTAAAATAAGATGAACTATCTTTTTCTTGATCTCTTATATCATAAAATCTTCTAAACACATTAAAATGAACAATCACAATATCACCTGGTTTTATTTTACTTTTAAATGCCAATGGTGTTGATACCACAACTGCCTCCCTACTAACAAACCTATGATTTTCTATCTTAGTATTTATTACAAGGGTTTTATCACCTACTTTCTTTTCGTTATTATACCTTTTATTAACGGGTTTAATAAGAAATTTATATAAGCTATTCATTAATATTCTAGATCATATTCAACAGATATTGCCATGTTAGAATTGAATTTCTTCCAAGGCAACACCTCTTGATTTTTTTTAATATAAATGTTGTAAGAGCTATCTTTTTGATCAAGTATTATATTGCAGATCTCGTGTCCACCATATACTGTTTGACCTAAAGAGTAATGCATAGCTTCATTTTTATAATCTGAACCTATACTTATTTTTCTAACAACAGAAGATGTCATTACTTCACTTCTTCTACTGCAGGCTCCTCAACTTTTTCCATAGGTGTAATACTACCATCTTTTAAATCGATGTTTACATCACCATAGGTTTTGTTAAGCTCTTGTTTGAATTCTTCTAATTGCCCCATAACTTTTTCATGGTCTTTGGTTAA